GCAGAAAAAGATGCAGAGATAACTTTAGAGTTATGGCAAGAACTTAAAAAAGAAATACTTCACCAAGATATACAATCTATTTTTGAATTAGAGACAGAACTTTTCCCTTGCTTAGTTGATATGCGTTTTTTAGGAGTCCGTGTAGATATTCAATCAGCGCAAAAACTAAAAGAAGAATTACATAAAGAAGAAAAAGAACTCCTACACTTAGTAAAAAAAGAAACTGGAGTAGATACGCAAATATGGGCAGCTCGATCCATTGCGCAAGTTTTTGAAAAACTTCACCTACCATTTGACCGCACCGAAAAAACAAATTCTCCATCATTTACAAAAAACTTTTTACAGAATCACCCCCACCCACTGGTGAAACGAATAGCCCGCGCTCGTGAAATAAACAAGGCGCATACCACGTTTATTGATACCATATTAAAACATAATCACAATGGAAGAATCCATGCAGAAATTAATCAACTTAGATCAGATAATGGAGGAACAGTAACCGGAAGATTTAGTTACTCGAACCCAAATTTACAGCAAATACCAGCTAGGAACAAAGAACTTGGACCTCGTATTAGGGCCTTATTTGTGCCCGAGGAGGGCCATACATGGGGTTGTTTTGACTATTCTCAGCAAGAGCCTAGGTTGGTAGTGCATTATGCAGCTTTACAGAATCTCTATGGAGTGGACGAAGTCTTGGAAGCCTACCGTGAAGGCGATGCCGATTTCCATACTATCGTAGCTGACATGGCAGAGATACCTAGATTACAGGCCAAGACCATAAATCTTGGTCTGTTCTATGGTATGGGAAAAAATAAATTACAAGCAGAGTTAGGAGTAAGTAAAGATAAAGCCGAAGATTTATTTAGACAATATCACAACAAAGTTCCTTTCGTTAAAAAACTTATGGACAATGTAATGAATAGAGCTCAGGACTCTGGTAAAATTAGAACTTTACTTGGTCGATTGTGTAGGTTTCATTTATGGGAACCTAATCAATTTGGTATACATAAAGCATTGCCACATGATACAGCGCTCATGGAACACGGACCAGGGATTAAACGTGCTTTTACATATAAAGCTTTAAATAGATTAATACAAGGATCAGCTGCTGACATGACAAAGAAAGCAATGATTGAATTATATAAAGAAGGAATTACTCCACACATCCAGGTGCATGATGAACTAGACATATCTGTTAGTGACAATGCAGATAAAATAAAAGAGATAATGGAACATGCAGTTTCTCTTGAAGTTCCTAATAAAGTAGACTATGAATCTGGACCCAATTGGGGTAATATTAAAGAGGAGGAAATATGATAAAAAAATACATAGACCAATTAATGGTATGGCAATTACATAACAGAAGAGAAATTGTTTGTGTTGTTGCTGGTGTTATCATTGGCGCAATTATATTTTAGGTATGTATGTCATATCTAAACGCAAACATACCTGTGACGTATGCACAGATCAGGAGAGAGTATCTCTATGACCTTACCAGACATCATGGAGAAGTTGAAGATTGCATTATCTTCGGCATGGCATCGATTACAGGTCGTCCGATCTTGTTTCATGCAATTATGGAAAATGGGGCTGTATTCTATCGTTTGCCGATTTCGGCCTTCATCCAACGAGGATATAATATACAAGAAGTTCCTAGGATGCGACTTGACGAGTTGGAGCTTTGGAATTGTTTTAGTTATTATCCTGCTGTTACTTCTTACGATCTCTTAGACGGTCAACACGGAAAATACATAGGAAAAGATAAAAAATGGCACGCAGGCTCTTATCTTTTTACAGTTGACTGGGCTCATCCAGAGAGTAATATAGTAGATACAGATCATTCTGAAATTCCGCACGAACATAAGTGCGCACATATATTAGCATTAGACGATGGTAATTATGCAGCACAACCTAACAATCGACTTATATGGGACATACCGTCTTTTACAGTTAAAGATGAAATTCCCGACTGGAAGGTTCAAACAAGTGAATGGAATGTAGAAGATTCTGGTAAATGGAAAACAGAAGATACTGATAAGTTCTTCTATGACATTGAGGAGAAAAAAGATGATTAAAAAATTATGGAAAAAATTTGTTAATTGGCTTTTTAGTTGGCAAAAATGATGGAGAAAATTTTAACGATGTTGGTTGGACTCCTAATAGCATTAGGAGGTTGGAGTCTATCTAGAACTTTTGAACTCTCTACTATACAGGCGGTACATGATAATAAAATTGAACAATTAGAAGTTCAATTAAGATTAACAGAAGAAAAACTTGCTGAAATGGCAGACTCAGATGAAGAGATCATGGAACAACATGAAAAATTATTTAAAGCTTTAGAAACAACTCAACCTTCAACAGGATATAGTTACAACTAATGGCACTTAAGATTTCAGACGAAGCTAAAGTACAAATGCCGATGAAGACGGTTGCCAGTCTGATCGCGTTGGTCGCGATTGGAACCTGGGCTTACTTTGGTATTATTGAGACTCAAAACAGACTTTCTACTCAAGTAGAATTAATGTCTAAAGATTTAATTGAAAATACAGAATTTAGAATCAAATGGCCGCGGGGTCAACTTGGTTCGCTTCCTGCAGATAGCGAACAATTTATGCTTATAGAACATATGAGTGGACAAGTAGAAAAAATAGAAACAGCAATGCAGGATATGATGTCAAACACAGTTAACATAGAACGTTTACAAAAAGATGTAGAAAAGATATTATCTGATATTGAAAAATTAAAAGACAAGCAAAGAACTTTTGCTAACGGAAACGGACACGGAGGGTAATTTGACGGAGATTGTATTTGCATTATTAATGATAGTTGACCATGAAATTAAGGAACATTTGCATATGGACACCCTCAGCAAATGCCTTAAAGGAAAGCGTATTGCGGAGAGACAGTTAAAAGCTGAAAGTAGAGTGCAGTATAAATGTATTAAATCTAAAGCTGTCACTGAAGTCTACATGGGAGAGAAGAAAATTCTTTCATTAATATTAGAGTAGGAGAA